GCGGTCCTGCACCGGAATGCGCTCTAGGAAGATGTTGCTTCCGTAGCGCACAAGGCAGTACAGGGTCTCCCGCACGCAGAGCACCTGGAGGATTTCATCTGCTCCGCTGAACTCCCAATAGCTCCAGCTTGACTGGGCTCTTTGGGCTCCATCTCCGGCATTGCGGATGAAGTATTTGTAGACGTAGATCCTGCTTTCATGTCCGGCGTGAGAGCTGATGGCGAATACCGCATTGCTGGTGTCGTTCACCGTGATGGTGAAGACATCACTTGGCACAAACGCTGAGACGTAGCCGGTGAGATCCTGCGCATCTGCCGTCAGGGCTGTGCCAGCCCCACGCACGCTGAACTCTCGGAACATCGAGAAGTCCCCGTTGGCCTGGCAGAAGACGATCCCGCCACCTGCCAGCTGAGGCCTGACGTTCACGTCAACCTCGAACTGGGTCAGCACCGTGATCTGCGCTGTGGCTGGCGTCAGCACCGTCTCCGCAGCGTTAAAGCGGAACTGATACTGAGCCGAAAACAGGATCAGCTCGTCCTGGTACGGGACCGCGTACCGCAGAACGGAGACCCGGTTATTGCTAGCCACAACATCAATAGGATCAGTGTCCAGCACTGCTGTGACCGTCTCCGGGAAGAACTCAAAGAACCCCCGCACCCGGCTGAGGATGACGTTCTCATCTGCCAGGAAGCCCAGGCGGTTCTTGTAGATGAAGATGTCATTGATGGGGTTGCCGATAAAGCTCGGGTCAGGCGCAGTGTCGTAATCACCTGAGACCCGCTCACCCCAGTGAGGGATCGTGATCCCGCCTTGAGTGCTGCCATTGGCTGGGCCGAAGTAGAAGGTGCCGCCTGGTAGCCGTACAAGAAGGTGCGGCATGGTCGCCGCATTGATCTGGTACTCGACGCCAGGGGAGACGGTCTCTGCCCAAACGCCTTCGCCAAAGGTTCCGCTCTTGGGCTGGAACTCGACGTAGTAGCCGTCGAAGTTGTTGCCGGGATCGCCTGTGATCTCGATCTGGTAGCCCTCGGGCGCAATGGTTGGCAGCTCGGTGAACGCCTGCACCTGGCCCAGGATTGCCGTGATGTCGGCGTTCGCCCGTGCGTCGTTGGCAGACACCGTGATCGGGCTGTTGGAGCGCAGGTGGATCACTGAGCCACTACGGCTCATGCTCACGCCAGATCCCGACAGGGCTGACATCAAGCTCTGAGCAATGTCTGCAGAGCTGATGCGGTTCTCGGTGACTGTTGTGCCGCTGGTGACGACAGGTGCCACAGCCGTCTGGACCTGCGCCTGGGTGCCGTTGACGTTGGCCGTGTAGGTCTGGCCGTAGTTCGCCGCCTTGACCCAGATCAACGCCTCATGGGTCGTCGGCCGAGAAACTGCAGGCGCGACGGCGGCGTTCATTGCCGGCGCCGTATTGGTATTGGTGACGAACGTAAAATCAGCAATGGTGACCGCACGCAGCTGAGCCTTGGCGTCGGTGACACCACTCAGATAGCTGTAGCCGTAGGGAGCGCTGACGGTCTGCGCAACACCGTTGAGGTCGTAGACGCGGATCTGGTTGTTGGTCACAACGGCCAGGTATTCCTCCACGTTGTCCCGCAGGATGCTGTGGATGAACGCATCGCCAAAGTCGGTGTTGGAAGCCAACGCAATGGTTTGCGTGCAGTCGCGCTTGCGCAGGCCCTCAAGGATTGAGGACATGCCGTTGATCTGAATCTCGCCCTGGCTTGGATCGCGCTGCGCATCAGGCTGCTGGCTGATGCCCTGCGCAAGGTTTGGAATTGCGTAGGAGTAGAGAGACATCAGAGGCGCAGTCCTGCACTGATGCGACGGGTGGCCAGGCCGCTAGCCGGTGCATAGGTCGGGAAGGGGAAGTAGTTCCTGCCGCCCGTGAGGATGTTGGACTGCTCGACCTGCTGCTCCATCCGCTCAAGGGTGGCCTTGGCGTCCTGCTCGTCTTGCGCGGTGTAGCGGTACAGGGAGTCAGAGCCCAGCACCCGATTGGCAAACACCCGCGCAGAGCGGATTGTTGTCCAGCGGTTGTAGGCCTCTGGTGTTTCGTCCCAGGGCAGCATCCAGATCACGTCTGCGTGCAGGTGCGGAATGTCGCTGCCGAGCACCGATGTCCGCTTCTCTAGGTCGTAGACGTACTGACCGCGGAGCTGGAAGCGGCCGGCGTAGGCGTAGGGGTCCATCGAGAACCGCACAACGCTTTCGGGGACACGGATCTTGTTGGTCGTGGCGTCCTTGGCGAACTCGTAGTCGTACTCGGTATTCCAGCTCCAGCCCTTGACCTGCCCGTCCTTGTGGAACTCCAGCAGGGTCCGCTCTGCGATGCGTGCATCGACAATCTGCTGGTTCTCCAGCGTGTTCACCGGCTGCTCGCCGATGTTCTCCAGCAGGACATTGACGGCATCCAGCAGGGTCGTCCTGCCTGGCGTCACGGTCTGGTTCGCTACACCCATCTGACCACTACAGCCTTGTAGTGCTCATTCTGCAAGACAACAAAAAAAGGGGCCAGCAAAAGCCAGCCCCCAGGTGAACATTCGTCCCCTGCGCTCAGGGAACAACGATCTTACAGGCGGACTCAGCGCGCAGAACGCCCATGCCGAGGGCCTGGCGGGCCACCAGCAGGTCGGACTGGTACTGAACGCGGTACTCAGGGCCGGTCATCTGCAGAGCAGGATTCAGCAGAGTCAGGACGCCAACGGCTTCCTTGCTGAAGATCAGGCCCTTGCACTTGGACAGATCCTGGGCGTAATCAGCGTTGTGATCGCCAGCCAGCAGGCTGTAAGCAGACTGGGTGACGTGGTTGGACATCATCACAGGGATGCCAGCCACACGCAGGGTCTGACCAGTGGCAATGGTGCCGTTGCCGCCACCGCCGCCATTGAAGTCGGCATTGATTGCACGAGAAGACTGCGAGATCAGGAAGTAGTCCTCAGGAGTGAAGACTGCATACATGCCGTCAACGGGCACGTCCTTCTGCTCGAAAGCAACGCGGGCATCAAAGATGGCGTTCACCAGGGCATCGCCCTTGGCCTGACGGGTAGCGCCAGCGCCGGTGTAGTCGGTGCCCAGGGTCAGCGAGTTGCCGGTCTTGTGAGCGTTGATGCTCTTGTTCAGGGGCTGGGTGGTGTTGCTTGCAGCCGCAAAGATCATGCGGGCAACACGCTTGTCGTACTCGTAAGCGAGTGCGCGGCCGAGTTCGGTGGTGTAGACCTGCCGAACGTCGAAGTAGGACATCAGCTCGTCAACTTCGAGAATCGCCACATCGGCAATCATCAGAGCGTCGAGAGTCAGCACCCGCTCATTCAGGTCGCTGGGATCATTCCCAGTACCGGTTATAGCGGTCCCCGGCTGATGATATGAAGCCTCGAGGCGTCCCGTGATTGGGAACGCGACACTCTTGCCGCCGCGGATGTTCCGCTCGCGGACTTTGCCTTTGAAAACAGTGGTGCGCAGGAAGGAGTCGAGCACCTCAGCGGCGCCCAGCTTCAGCATCAACGCGCGGTCGGCATCAAGGCCGGTTGCGCCAGCGCCCCAGGTTGCGGCGGTGCCTTTTACCTGGCCAAGACGCGAAAGGATTGGAGCAGTCATTGCTCTAATGGATAAGTGGACGTTGTTTCAGAGCGTCTTGCCAACAACTGCCACGAGTTGTCCTCCTTGAAGGGCCCGCCGTTTTGGTTGCTCTTATGCGGAAACGTACTAAAAAACGTCGCTAACCGCCATCATTTGCGCCACCTTATTTCGATAGGCCTCGTCAACCTCATACAGACGCTGGCCGCGATCATTGGTCTTGTTCATGGCGTCCAGCACCTGCTGCTGGCTTTCAAAGCGCGTCTGCTTTGGTGCTGCTCCACCCCCGTAGAGCTTTGGCTCCACCACGGAATCTGGTGCCGAACGCCTGGCCACCATTGCCTTGATGGCCCATTCAATGGCGGCCTTGTTGCCGCTGTCGACGACGGCGTTGTAGCTGGCCAGCTCGCCTTGATCGAGGTTGGCCGATGCCCAGGCGCTCAAGTCAGCAAAGCCCTGGTCACCGCCAACCATCGCCTTTATCTGCGCAGCATCGGCCTCCGACAAACTGACGGCCTGCTGGGTGCCAGCGGCTTGCGCCTTTCCCACGTAGTTCTCCACCACCTGACGAGGAACCTGGAACACCTCAGCCAGATCGTCGAAATGGTTGCTGATGTCCTCGCCGCTGTCGGCTTTGAACATCACCTCAGCAAGGTCAATACCCTTGGCCTGCAAGGCTTCTACGGCCTCTGAGCCATACACTTGCGCCGCCTGTTCCTGGCTATAGCCTTGAGCGGGAGATGCGGCTTCTGGGTCCGACTCTGCGCGATCGGGTTGGCCCAGTTTTCTTTGCAGCTCCTGGTAAGAGCGCTCCAGTTCTTCAACGCTCTTGAACTTGCCTGCCAGCAGAGGTTCTTCCTGCTGACCGGCTTGCTGTTCTTGGATGAACTCTTCGAGCAGGCCTTCCTGCCCGGGAGCCACCATCCCCTCCACCGAGCCTTCCGGCGTGGTGATTTGAGGGGCGGCGATGTCGATGTTGGTAGGGGTCGTGGTCATTGAGGTTGGTCTTGCGGTGGTTGTTCCGCGGCCATCTGCATGTCTTGTGCAGTGGCCGCGGCGTTAGCGAGCTTTTGGGGGTCAGCCATGCTCGATTGCATGGCCTGCTGCGCCATGGCCATCTGCTGCTGTTGCTGCATCTCTGCGGCCAGCTCCTCGTCGGACTTGACCAGTCCGAGGATGTCGATGCCCATGGAGTACGCCAGCCGCTTGATCAACTCAGGCGGCTTGACGTACTGAGCAAGCGCTTCTGGGCCCATGGTTTGCCCCAGGGTGGTGGTGAAGCGCACCAACTGCTCCAAGTCATTGCCGCGGCCAACTGCTGCCAAGCCCACCGTCATCACGGGCTTGACCAGCTGCTTGTCCATCTTCGGCACCTTGCCGGCACGGGTCAGGATGTCGAGCTTGCGGGCGACGTAAGGGACCTGGAACTCGGTCGTCAGGATTGAGTAGATGGAGCCCAGGGAGTTTTCGATCTGCAGCGCCTGCAGCCGCACCTCTTCTGCGGTGACGCGCTCTGCATCCCGCATGTCGGCCAGCATGAAGGCCTGCGCCAGACGGGCTTCGATCTGCTGCTTGCCCTGCATGGCAACACCCAGGTCGGCTGACTTCTGCACCTGCAGCGCCAGCACGTCGTTGGGATCGCCGGTCACGAAGGCACCGTTAGGGGCCCGGGCCAGGTCAGCAGCCTTGGTGACGCCGCTTGGCTTGACCAGAAACAGCACCTTGCTGCTGGCGAGGCTGCCTTCAGCGACGGCCTGACACAGCGCCTCAACGGTCTGTAGGTCAGCAATAGCCGCTGATTCGACGTAGCCCACGCCGTAGTTAGCGCCTGCAATGCGCGTCATGCGCAGCGGCAGCCAGGGGCTGACTTCCTTGGGGGCCTTGCCTTCGGTGCCAGGGATGACCTTGCCGTTGATCTCCTGGTGCCAGTAGACGTGCTTCCCTTCCCAGTAGATGTAGGTGTAGAGCTTGACGGTCTTCTCCTTGCCCTTGGTCGTTATGTCATTTCGATCGAGAATGCCCTTGAGCTCGTCGTCCTCCTCGTAGCAAATCTCCTGCACGTTCTTCGGCAGCTGATACAGCGCCAACTGCTCACAGGTGACGACCTCCAGGGGGTTGCCCATGGGGTCACGCGAGCACACGTAACGGTTCAGGTGATAAACCCTGAGCCCTTCCGGCGAGACGTACAGCAGGGAGTTGCCGGCGACGATCAGATGCAGCAGCGCCTCGTGGAACACCACGCGGTCGTTACTGGCCTCAATCTCCCGGAGCACCAGCCGTTCGATTTTGCTGAGCGCCTCTTCGACCTGTGACTTCTGCTGAGGGTCTACGCCTTGCTTGGCCAGCTCTCCTTCGTCCAGCGAGAAGCGGAAGAACTGCTGGGTGGGAGGCAGCAGTGCCAACAGCATCCGGCTGGCGAGGTTGAGAACACCGCGAGCGCCGATCCCATTCCAGGGCACGGCATAGGACTGGCGGTTTTCTGCCGTGGGCTCGCTGGTTTCCGGGATCAGATACGGAATTGTCAGTCGAGCCGCAACGCGAGCGCGATCGAGGTAGTGATCTCGGTCGGACTCAAGCCGGCGATAGCACTGTTCAGCAAGTTCCATGTCTTATACCGAGATGTTTGCGCCAGAGCCGGCGCCAGCGCTGGTTGAGCCCATTCGCAGTGACGCGGAAGTTGTCCGCGCACCCTGCTGGGCGTTGGTCCGCTTTGTCATTTGCGCAGTAGGTGCCTGTAAGCCCTTTTGACCAAGGACTTGCAGGGATTGCGCAACGGCAGAACCGCGAGCACGGATGCCCGTCACGCGCTCGTTGTGTTGTGCCTGCAAGCCAGCCGCTTGCTCCGCTTGCCTGTCTTGCTGATCGGCCATTTGACGCTCATAGGCGAGCATTTCGGCCTGCTGCTGAGCGATCAGGGCGTTGCGTTCATCCGCTAGACGACGCGGAGCATCACGCCTGTACTCCTCTTCCTTGATGGAGGTGAGCTGCTTCTGCTGGGTGGAAACGGACCTTTGCCAGGCGGCCAGCTTTGCCTCGTAGTCCTTTTGCGCTGCGCTACCGGGAAGGTTCAGCGCAGGTGCAACTGGCATCTGACTATTCAGTCGATCCAGGTTCTCCCGTCCCTGTTCGGAGGTGACCCTCAAGTCCAGGGGGCTGAATCCCCTGAAGTCAAAGGAGGGCTCGGCCTCAGCTGGGGCGGCCATCGCCTGAGCGAAAGGCGGGCTGGCTGCAGCCAGTTGCTTCTGAGTTGCCGCAATGGCGTTGCCAGAACACATGGCTCAAACTCCGATGTTGAGGCCGGCGCCTTCAGACGTGGGCATAGCTGCCCGACTGATCTTCAAATTGGTCTGGGGGTTCTTCTTTTTGGTCGTAGCGGCCGTGGTCTGCGCCGTTACTGGGGCTTCGGATTGAGTGGCCGTCACCGCGTAAGCGCCGGTTTGCTGAGCAGCAGCGGAAGCGGCAGCCGCGGCGGCTTCATTGTCAAACCGAGTTTGCAGATCAGTGGTCTCTTGATTGGCTTTGTCGATTTGGGCTTGCAGAGTCGTCTGGAAAGCCTTCTGCTGCTCACCGATTTGCGCCTTGTACTGATCCAATGCCGCCTGATTGGCGGCGATGTCAGCGTCGCTGGGGCCCTGGTAGACGATTTGCGGGGCCTGAGGCTGGGAACCTCCTAGACACATGGGTTTTCTCCTTAGGTGATGTTGAGGCCAGCGCCCTGGCTGTTGCTTGTTGCCGTACCGCGCTCAATTCGCAGCGCACCCTTGCCCTTTGCGGACTTAAGGCCGCGAGCAGAGGCCCCTACAAGCGGGGCGTCAGCGGTTTTCTCCGGCGGCGGTGCGCCGATCAACATGGCAAGCCTCATGGCCTGCGCGTTGGTGTTCTCTGCGCTGAGTTTTGCCTGCTCGGTCAGACGCCCGTAGGCGGTTTCCTTGTCCCGCAGCGATGCAGTCAGCTGTTGCTGCATCAACTGCGTGCCGTTGTTCATCGTCTGCTCGATTGCAGACTTCTGAAGCTGAAATTGATTGTTGTAGGCGCCGTAATCCGGCATGGTGATCGTCGCCGGGCTGCCGCCTCCGCCGGAACACATCAGGACACCTCCTCTGAAAACAGGGTTTGCCGCTGATCTGCCGCTAACCGCTCTAACCAGCGCACGACAGACACCTGACCAGCGCGAAACCAGACCTCTTTTTCGCTCAAATCAAGCGATGGAGCCCGGTCAGGGAACTGCTGCGCCAGTTCGGCGACCAGTCTGTCGTCGATAGGGGGTAGCAGGCCCACTCTGCGGCGTCGTAGACGTTGTAAGCGTACCCATTAACGCTGTTACGGCCCAGCTTTAGCCGCCATAGTGGGTGAAACAGGGCTACGAGGGCGTAAAAGTGTCGGATTTACAGGAGCAGCTGGCCGAAATCCACGCAGAAGTGGTCGCCCAGGTGCTGGAAGACCTGAAAAACGGTGACCGCAAGGCCCGCGCCGAGGCGATGCAGCTGCTCAAGCAGAACAACGTGACTGCTGTAGCTCAAGAGGGCAGCACGCTTAAGAAGTTGGCCGGGAAGTTGGACTTCTCAGGAATGGAAGAAAAGGTTGTGCCTATTTCCCGCCGACTCGAAGTTGGCTAATACCCCCGTGGGACCGGGTTCCGGCCTTCGGACGCCACCCCAAGGCAAGCGCATCGACTGCGGCGCCGGTCTCATCCAACCAAGCCTCGTAGGCCTCCTGTTGCAGTTGATCCGCACGGGACTGACGAGCACGTTCCTGGTCTTGTGCAGCGGATTCCACGAAGTACCCGCAGGCAATAGCGAGCGCATCAAGTCGGTCGTCGTGGGACAGGCACCCTTTTTCTGCGGTGAGACGCGACGCCTGCACAAACAGGGAACGGCTGTGGCCGCTTTCGGGGTCCTCATCGAGCAGCCGGTAGTCCTGCTTAATCACGCGGGTGGTGACTACCAGCCGGTGCTGCTGGATCAGTGGGCCAAGGGTGTCACAAAGCCGCTGCTCTTTCCGTTGGTTGTGGCGGACCTCCTCAATGGTGACCGGGTGGTCACGCATCAGGTGTGGTTTGAGCAGTGCGGAGAACATGCCATCACCCATGTTTGATTCAGCGACGACGTAGTTCACGTCCCACTTCTTGGCGGTCTTCGCCAGAAACTGCAGCACCTCATCGGCATAACCCAGGGTGCTGCCGCCGGACTCCAGCAGGAACAGGTTGCCGTTGAGTTCAGCGACCACTGCCCAGGCCAATTCATCAGCGCCGCGGCCTGCGGGGTCAATCGCCAAGACGCACCGCCAGGCCTCATCCCTGCTGATCCAGCCGTTCTGGAAGATGGGGCGGTGGTAGAAGCGATCAGCGCCCATGCCAACGCAGACCAGCTCCTGCAGGCGTACATCGGGCTGATTCGACCAGACGACGGTCTCGGGCAGTGCCGTGCCGTCGATGTCCATCACGATCAAGTCCCCCAGGCGGATCGGGAAACGATCCAACGTGGCAAGACGAGTGTTGAGCATGAACTGCAGCTCAAAGCTCGCCTTGGTCATGGCGGCTTTGCGTTGCAGCAGGTCGTCGTGCGAGAAACGCTCGGGATCTGTCGGCTCCCCCACTAGGGAGGGGTCAGCCAAGACCTCCTCCTCAATGACCGGGCAAAGGTTGCCCTCATAAGACTCCAGCTCCTTGGGATACAGAGCAGGCCAATACCGAGCGGCATAACTGCGCTCACGGACCAGGCGCAGGTAGATCGAGGTCTCGGTGTGGGGTGTTCCCAGGTAGAGGATCTTGCGGGGTAGGGCCTGCCCCTCCTCCGGCTTGATGATCGACTGGATCTCTTCAACCGCATGGGCCACCCGCTCTTGCTTGAGCTGCGTGATGACGTTCGCCAACGTCTCCACGTCATCAAGGATTGCGCAGGTACAACGCTGGCCAGTGGTCTGGCCCATGATCCCCATCGAACGAACAGATGGGGACTGCTCCACCATCGTTGGCCCCACGTCAAAGGCCACGTTTGAGAAGCGGTTGTTGGGACCAGGGGTCAGACACTGAAGAATGTCGACCTCACCAATGCAGCGCAGCATGAACGACGAGAAGTCCGTCGCCTTCACTGCTGTAGCCGACACGATCAGGATCTTTTCGTTGGGGTCAACCCGCAGTCGCCACAAGGCATAGAACGACGCAAGGATTGACTTCCCCAGACCACGGAACGCCACCGTCAACGACCGCTCTGGGCCGTTCTGCATCCAGTCGCAGACACTGATCTGCTGACGGGTGGGACTATCCGCTAGCCCCAGTTCCCGCAACAGGTAACAAGTGAAGTTGGGGAAGCTATCCCGCAGGACAGGCGGTAGAGGTTCCCACAGTTCCTTCACTTCTTGGCAGCGCTCTTAGCAGCAGGCTTAGCCGGTGCTTCCTTTGCACCCTGGACGTAGTAGCCCTCAGGCTTCACCTTCTCCAGCGTCTCTTCCTTCACGCAGCTGGCACCCACCAGCCCTAAGTCCAGACGTTGGTTGTTCGTCAAATACGGCATAGCTACTCAGGCAACGCCATCAGTCTGCCGACAAGGAGACCCGCAGGCCAACGGACCCACAGCAGTCTCCCCGCCTTGACTCAGCCGACCACGACCAAGCGACCAACTACAAGCCAAGACCACAGGACTCTACCCAGCACGCAAAGCCCTGGCCCTCTTGCTGGGTGACAACCCCTCACCCATCACTGCAATCGCTGCTCTCTGTGCCTCCACATGGTCGGGATGAATTACCCGGTAGATCCGCTTCTGCGATCCACCCGCCCAACTCCCCGTCAATCCCAAGCAACTGATCAGCCCGTTATCCAGCAGCAGATCCACAGCCTTCAACACCGTCGTGTTGCTCATGTGACACAGGGCAGCCAACGACTTATGACTCATCTGCGTCGTCCCCCCGCAGTCACCCCTGCGGTCATGCCACGCCGCCTCCCACAACACCGCATAAACCAATCCACACTCCCGACCCAGCCGGCAGGCCTCCTGCATCAACGGACAGGCATCAGCCAAATGCACCGCCAAGGGCCACCTACTCCTGCGTAGACATAACTAGAAGGACGCTACACCCCCGCAGCACTCCTCGATCTGTTACCTCGATAAAACCCCCCCGCGTACTCAGGAGTAGACATATAAAGAAGGACGCTGGAAGACCTTCCGACGCCCCCTGCACCACGCCCGCGGAACCAGGAAAAAACGCAGGCAAACGCCAGAAGGGAACAGGGGGAAAAACCCGAAAATGGGTCGCGCAATGAGGGGGCTTTCTCTCAGCGCCAGGCGCCAGCAGCCCCCCATACCCCCCTGCGTTCGCCTGCTGTGGGGCCGGCTGCAAGTCTTGCTGCAAGTCCACCTGCCGGGGGCTGGCAGGGCCTGGGCTTCTGTGGACTGAGCGTCCACCGCCTGCACGCTGGCGCCCTGCTGGCGGGCGCAGGCAGGGCCGCTGGGGTCACCGCTGGCGGGCGCAGGCAAACGAGCAGGGACGCACGCGCCCCTCAATTCCAGCGCAACGTCCAGGCGGTGGCCAGCCAATGGCCAGCAGGGGTGCCAGGCGGGGTGCCAGCAGCCTGCCCTCCTAAGGTCGTGAAGAATTGTTACAGTTATCCCTTGCATGTCTGCGGGGCCGCAGAACAACTGCGAGGGTGTAGCAGCGGGCCGGAGCAGCAGTGCTGCACCACGACCACCGGCCTGCCGCTTGAACCATGACAACCCAACAACCCTGGGCTGTGCCCGCAGAGGCGCTGTCCTGGGGGTTCAACGAGTGGCTGGAGGCCTTCATGCAAGACCTGCAGCACACGTTCTCCTCGTCTGTTGTCTCCCTTGCCGACTACGGCAGCTGTGAGCTCAACGACAGGGATCTGGCCTGGCTGTTTCAACAGCACGGCGGCGACCTGGAGGAGTACGTCTGCGAGGCCACCAAAGCCGCGTTCAGTGGCCTGGCTGTGTTGCCCGTCAACCACGCCGGCCAAGCCCTCTGCTGGCTGGGGTACTGATGAAGGCCTCAGCGTTCTGCCTGCTTTGCCTAGCCATTGGCTGGGCAACGCTGGCCACCGTCTCTGCCACAAGCCAGGGCTTGGCCCTGGACCGTCTCTACAGCCAACGGCAGCAACAGCTGCAGGAGGCCCAGCAGTGGTGATCACTGAACGTTCAGCCAAGGCCGACGTGATCACCGCAGCGCTGGAGCTGACGGATTCACAAGCCGAGGAGATCAAGCGGCTCAGGCAACAGCAGCAGGCCCTCTGGGCTGTGGTTGCTGTCCTGGCTGCCCTGGTCCTCCTCTGACGGCATCACGGGGCCCTACGGGGTCCTCTGCTGCCCTCACAGCAGCACGACCACGACCAACCCAAACCGATGACCACATCAACCTTTGAACGAGTCCACGAAAGCTGGCAGGCGTTGATCCTCGACGCCGTAAAAGCCTGGAAGCGCCCGATCAGCGCTCCTTACCTGGGGCCACTGCTCAGCGGCCGCTCGTTTGTCGTCTGGGACTACAGCGACGACGCCAGGGGCTGGGATAACCAGGCAGTGACTCACCTCCTGCCCGCCCTGCTGACGCAAGCCAACCGCTACGAGCGCAACGGGCTCAGCGTTTCAGCCGCCGACTGCCGGTGGCTGGCTCACGAGCTCAGCAACGGTGATCTGACGATCGTCGGCGCTCACCACCTGGAGGGCTGATCAATGCCCTTTCACGTCTACGCCCACGACCAGGGGGTCGTTGATTTCGTCGACAGCTTCAGCACCCGAGCAGAAGCCCGGGCCCGCATTGTCTCGATAGAGAGGGAATACGCGGACCATCCCAGCTGGTACGCCATGGCGTGCCCCTGGTTCGAGATCAGCACCGACCCGCCAGTGCGTGAGACCTATCAATTCCCGGACATGTCGGGGATGGGATGACGACAGCCCGGAGGGGAGCCCTGCTCCCTTCCCTGCTGCCCTCAAGCAGCCGACCACGACCACGACCAACCATGACCATCACTGACGAACGAATCGCGGCGCAAAACGCGATCAACGCACAGACCAACGAGATCGAGGGGCACCTGCTGCGGATCCTTTCCGACTGGCAGGGACTGAAAGCCCGCAAGGTTTCCGGGTATGGGGGCTTCGTCCAGAAGCTTCAGCAACAGCTGGACGCCTACTGCAAAGACCACGGTTACAACCAGCCAGACGGCGACTGGTGGCTGAACGTCTCGGCCTCCTATACGTCAGTCCTGGCAACCGTCCGCAATACCAAAACGGCCATGAAAGCCGAGGCCTACCTGGCCCGGTTCAACGAGGCCGATGGGGTGCTGACCTCGATCGGCGAGGGCTGGCAGCGGCGGACGGATTACACAGCAGACGGCGTGAACGCAGCCCTGAAGGAAGCCGAGCAACTGGAAGAGCAGGCCCGGCAACTGCGAAGCAGTGTTCGGGAATTTGCTCGCCCTTGACCACCGCCCGGAGCGGGTCAGCACCTGCTGGCCCTTTCCCTGCGGTGCTCACGCACCGATCACCAACCACGACCACCCATGCAACGTCTTCTGTTGGCGGCCGTTGCCGCCCTGCTGGCTACGCCAGCCAATGCCCGGCCGGTGACGGCCACTGTCTACGACCCGTGGTTTCAGGGCCGCGTCACCTACTGCGGCCAGACCTTCCAGTGGTGGGGCGTCTCAGCCGCCCATCCCTGGCTGCCCTGCGGGACGCGGGTCCAGGTCAGGCACCAGGGCCGGAGCCTCACAGTGCCCATCACAGACCGCTGCGAGTGCAATTCGATTGACCTTTCAGCAGGTGCCGCCCACCGCCTGGGCGTGCCGCTAGACGGGATCGCCCGGGTTCAAATCAGCCACTGACGCCATGACCTACGACACCAACTGGGAACGAGACCTAGCCCGCTGCGCTGCTGCGTTAGAGGAGCTGGTCAGACTGCAGCAAGAGGGCAAAGAACAGCCCAAGCAACAACGCCGCAAGCAACGCGAGGAGAACCCATGCTGAGCTTCTGCCTGGTGGTTGGCGGCTGGGTGCTGCTGGTCGCCTGGGCCGTGACCCGCAAGGGCACCAAGGATGGCCGCCGGGAAGAGATGCCAATGGATCTGGCCGCCTACCGCAGGCGCCAGAGCGACGGGCGGATCACGCCAGAGGAGAAGCGGCGAATCATCGACGAGATCATGCGCCGCCGTGATGACGACGGCACCTTTCAGTGATGGAAAAGATGACGACGGAAATGAGCCGGCTGCTGCGGCAGCTGCGGAACGGCTACGGGCAAAAGACGCTCGGCCTATTGGCCGTAGAAGTCCTGCTGCACGTAGCTGAACGGCCACGAACTATCGAGGAGCTGACTGTTGCCACCGGAGCGCAGAACGGAACCGTCAACCGGGCCGTGCTGAGCATGACGCCCTGGTACGACCGGCGCCGCGAGCGGGTGGTCTGCCCCGATCTGCATCTTCTACAACGCCGCAGACGCCCGCAATCCAAGGGATACCGGGTGCATTTAACCGCTAGGGGGAGGGAAATCCTCGCCCCCGTAGTTGTAGATTTCCAGGCCCCTGGCGAGTGATGGCTCGTATGATCTTTTGCGGGACCGCGGCTGTCCTGCTGGCTTCGGCAGCAGTGATAACACGCGCTGTTGGTTACAGCATTTCCGTCCATGGCGTGCGAGATTCGCTGCGACCTCGTATGGTTGTTTCCCTTGAACGGGAGCAGCGGAGGACCCCTCAGCCATGGATTTGGATCAACTGGACAGAGCTTTGGAGGTTCTCGGGTCTCTGGATCCGGGCGCTCTGCCGCTCCATCACGCGCAAGTGTTCCTCTTCATTGCGCAAGAGGAGGCCTGCACGTACAAGCAGATACAGGACCGCTTCGAGATAAGCAACGCCTCGGCCAGTCGGATCGTCAACTCGCTTGGCGAACACGCCCGACACCGCAAGTCCTGCCTTGGCATCGTGGAAGTCGTGATTGACCCACGCGAGGGGCGGCGATACCTCGTCCGCCTCAGCAAGAAGGGAGCAGCAGTGAAGAGGGCACTGGCCGCGGTCGCTTAACCACGACCACCCTCACGCGCCGGGCTTAGGCGCAGACAACATGACAGCCCCCGTTCAATGGAGGATCACCCACCGGTCGAATGGCCAGTGGGTTCTCAACGTTCATTTCGACGACGGCAAGCGCAGCCAGCTGTACTGCGACAGCAAAAAGCACGCAGAACAACGCCTGGCTGATCTGCTGCGCGCGCCAGAGCCGCACACACCACGCCGCAAGCGTCAGGGCTACACGGTGGCCGACGCCATGCCCTACCTGGAGGCCCATTTCGAGGGGATGCGCAGCGAGCGCAGCTCTTTGATCTATGCCCGCGAGGTGGCTGAGTTCTTCGGCATGAGCACGCCCGTGCAGGAGATCACGGCTAAGGACGTTGAGAGGCTGGTCGAGCACCTGAAGCGCAAGGACAACGCCGCCTCGACCATCAAAAACAAGCTCTGCAAGCTCAACCTGATGCGCGAGGCAGCCATCAAGGAGGGCGGGGCCATGTCCCTGCCACCGCTTGCCAAGCAGCGGCTCACGGCAGACAACATCCAAGAGCGGATCTGGACGCCAGACGAGCTGCGCATGGTCTGCGACAACCTGCGCCGCCGCGGCCACCACCAGGAGGAGGCCTTGGTCGTCTTCATGGTGGAGATGGGCCCGCGCTTCAGCGAGTGCGAGCGCATCCTCGGCAAGCACGTTGATCTCAAGAAAGGCGTGGTCGAGTTCTTCAAGGCCAAGCGGGACAACAAGGAGGGCAACAGGGTCCTGCGCATGACGCCCCGGGCCATTGACGCGATCACGCCATACATGCCGCCATCCCCTCGGCTGCGCGTATGGAACATCACCTATGACGCCTTCAACTGGCAGGTAGAGAGGGCGATGCAGATGTGCGACATCAGCATCCCTCGCCCCATCCACCAGCTACGGCACACCTGCGGCACTCGTATGGGCATGGCCGGTAGGACGACGCTGCAGATCGCGGCCTGGCTCGGCCACCGGGGGACCAAGACCTGCGAGCGCTACATCCACATGGATACGAGCCGCTTGGATGACTGCTACGAGGCACTGGTCGCCAGCTCCTCCTCCTGGTGAGAGGATGCCGGCACGGGACCATGGCGGAATTGGTAGACGCGCCGCACTTAAAATGCGTTCTCCGTACGGAGGTGAGGGTTCAAGTCCCTCTGGTCCCATAGAAAAAGTCCACAGAGTCCACAGCTTTTAGAAACTTGCAGCAAGTGCAAGCAAGCTCCTGCAAGTTGAGACCAGACCCCTTGCAGGGCAGCCGCCTCTGTGCTCTTAAAATCCGCAGTGGATGGTGTCTACACCCCTGCAGAGCAACAGTTCCACAGGCCTGCGGCGTTATTAAGGGTGGGTCTACACCCGCGTAGTGGATAACTTGCAGCTGCAAGCCGTGCTGCAAGCCCATGCAAGTGTTCCGCAGTCCGCAAGACGAGCAACTTGCAAGACAAAGGAAGGCGGAAGACAGAGCAAGGCAGGCCAACGCATCGAGCCATCGCCGGATCAAGGAGCTGGGCAAGGAGTCAGCCCTGCCCTACGGCCAGGAGCTCTACAGCCGGTTCCTTGAAGACCTGGCCGCGGCCTTAGAGAGCACGTTCGAGGACTTCCTGCTGGACCCGACCAAGGCCAGGGTCAATGGCGCAGCGATCCCCTTCTTTGATCCCTTCAAGGGGGTGCATCACATTGCAGCGGTCGGCCTGGTGGCGACGATCGACCAGCTAAGCCGCAAGCAGCGGCTGCCCACCTTCTGTCAGAACCTGGGCAAGGCGATCGAGGACGAGACGCGGCTGATGCGGCTCGACAAGAAGAGCCCGCTTGAGCTTCGCCGACTGATGCGTGAGGGCATGAGCCGCAGGCGGCTGGCCAGCAAGCAGGTGATGCAGGAGCTGGGCTGCCCCATCCCCGCATGGAACGACCTCTCGCGGCTGCACGTTGGACGGTTCCTGCTCGATCACATCCTGCAGTCGCTGCCCTTGCTGCGGGTGGTCAAGCATCGGGTGGGCAGGACCAGCCCCCGCTTCGTGCTGCCCACAGCAGAGGCTGAGGAGTTCATTCGCAACTGCCCGCAGCGGGTCTACAGCGTGGCGCACTCGGCCATGGTCTGTCCTCCCGTGGCGTGGCCAACCCTCTATGGCGGCGGGGTGCTGGGCAATGAGGAGTGCATCATCCGGGTGCCGATCCAGGACAACGAGGAGAAGGACGGCAGCGCCATTGATCACTACCGAGAGGCCGACCTCTCTGTCTTTGTTGATGGGATCAACCACCTGCAGGCCACGCCCCTGGTGGTGGACGCAGAGATGGTGCAGCTGCAGCGCACGGCCTGGGAGAACGGCATCGACGGCCTGTTCCCCTGCGGCAGGGCGCCGATGGAAGTACCCGAGCGCCTGGGCGACAGCCCCACAGCAGAGGAGCTGCGCACCCGGAACCGACTGGCAGCCATGGCCCACCGAGACCGCGAGCAGAACAGGGTCCGGCGAGTGCGGATCGAGCGAGCGCTGCAGATGGCTGAGGAGCTGGCCGGCCGCACCGTCTGGCAGGCGTACCACGCAGACCACAGAGGCCGGATCTACACGGGCAACAAATACTGCACGCACCAAGGACCGGACACCGAGAAGTCGCTGCTGTCGTTTGAGCAGCAGGCCCCGGCCACCGACGAGGGGATCCAGTGGATCCTCAAGGCAGCAGCAGGGCACTACGGCCTGAGCCGTGACCATTGGCATGAGCGCCTGCGGTGGGGGGAGAAGGCCAAGGACGCCATGGTTGCCGCGGCCGAGGACCCGCTGGGCCGGCTGGAGCTATGGCGTGGAGCCAAGGATCCCTGGCAGTTCCTGCAGCTATGCCGCGGGCTGAAGCAGGCACTGGACACGGGCTACAGCGGGGTGCCGATCCGTTTTGACCAGACCACCAGTGGCTGCGGGATCCTGGCGACGCTTGTGCGGGACGCCAAGACAGCCCGCCTGTGCAACGTCTTCGGCACCACGCCCCGCGATCTCTACACGGTGATCGCCGAGAAGGTGGTGCAGCGGTTGACCGCCGACCTGGAGCTGGGCGACGAGAAGGAGAGGGCACTGGCTGAGCTCTGGCTGGCCCGTGGCATCGACCGCGGCCTGGTGAAGGGGCCGGTGCTGGCGACGCCCTACGGGGGCAGCTACATGAGCCTCTGCGATGGGCTGGTGGATGCCCTCGATCGACACCTGGGCTACGTGCCGCTGGATGAATACGCCTACCGGGTAGCCGTTCCCAGCAAGTACCTCGCCAGCCACCTGTGGGCCGAGCTCAAGCAGGAGGTGGCGCCCTGCTTGGAGGTGAAGAAGTGGCTCAAGCAGGTGTGCCGCAAGGTGATGACGGCGGGCTATCCCCTGGAGTGGACAACACCAATGGGCTGGCCCATGCGGCTGGCCGACCGGGAGCCCACCAGGCGCAGGGTGGAGACGCTGCTGTTCGGCAAAAAGATCAGCATCACGATGCAGGACCAGCCGATCGACGCCCCGCTGTCAGCAACGCAGGCGAACAAGGGCATCGGCGCCAACTTCACCCATGGCTTCGATGCGGCCCTGTGCCAGCAGATCATCCAGAGGGGTGTATCGCTCGGGATGCCGCTGCTCACGAATCACGACTGCTTCGCAACTCATATGGGAGATGCAACAGTCCTTCATACGAGTTTGCTGCACGGTTACGCAGGCATGTTTCGGACCAACTGGCTGGCTGTATTCAGGGAAGAAGTCCAGTTGGTGACTGGGATCCCGCTGCCTGAGCCTCCTTATGTCGGCACGCTGCAGGTGGGACTCATTGGGTCAAACCCGTACTTGTACTCATGAGACTCCTCTATGACCCTTCCGCCCCCGTAGCACTCCCGCTACTTTCGTGAGGCGTTTCGCAGCAGACCACGACCAACATGCCGCAGCTTCTCGTCACTCCTCTTGCAGAGTGCCGCTGGTTCAAGCTCCTCGGTGATGCCCGGGAAAACAAGTTCGACCCCTCCAAGCCCCCCAGCTGGAGCGTTGAACTTCTTCTGGACAACGACAACAAGGTCCACATGGCGTGGATCGAAGAGATGGAAGGCCGCTACAAGGACTTTCACGGGGAAACCAAGAAGTCCAGCAACTGGTTCCCCGCCAAGCCCGACTCTGAGAACCCTCGCTCCCGCACGGTGGTCAGCTTCAAGCTGCCCCAGTGGACCCGCAAGGACGGCACCAAGAGCGAAGGTCCCTCTGTCTTTGACAGCGCCCGCAACCCCTGGGACGCCAAGCGCCTGGTAGGCAATGGCTCCAAGGTGATCATTGGCTTTGACATCTATCCGTGGCCCAGCCGCGGCACAGGTGCTGGCATGTCCTTTCAGCCCCGCCAGGCCCAGGTGGTGGAGCTGCTGGAGTACGTCAGCGAAGAGAAGAAAGCAGCTTGCGTCTTCGACGCAGTGCCCGGCGGCTTCGTCGACGACAGCTGTGTCTTCAATGCAGCAGGTTGACATCTGCCTGCCGCTAGCGCCGAAGTCCAAAGCACGTCCAAGGGCCTACATGGGTCAAGCCAGGCCCTACATGGACGCTGCATATAAGGAATGGGTGCGCAAGGCCAGGGCTCTTATGGGCGAGCACTGGACAGAGCAACCCCTCGATCACATCAGCGTCCTGGTTGTGGCCTTCTACGGCCCAGCCAGGGGAGATCTGGACAACAGGTTGGGCAGCCTGCTCGATGCAGGCAATGGCCTGATCTGGAAGGACGACAACGTGAACGTGATCGGGACGGTGGCGATGAGTTGGCAGAAGACATCACTCAAAGACGCCCACATCAACTTCTCCGTCCTCTGGCAATGATCAGCTGCCCTCACTGTGGCTCTATTGAGAGCAAGGTTGACTACACCTACAACAAGACCAATCACGTCCTGCGCCATAGGCGTTGCAAGGACTGTGGCAAGGAGTTCCAAACCCACGAAGTCCTAGCGGTCAACGCTGGCAAGACCCGTGGCTTTGTGCTCGACCTCCCGCTGCAGCAGGGAGGGGATGAGTGATTCCAAGTTTCTTGGTCACGGGCCTTGCAGCTGCGGCAGTAGTGACGGCCTGGCGATTTATTCAGATCACACCTTCTGCTTCGTCTGCAACACGTTCACCAAGGGCGAAGGACAGGAACCGCCCACCCGATCGGACCCTCTTCCGCCAATGACCACCCTCACCATTGAGGCGTGGGAGAACGAGCAGTGCAGGGGTCTCTCGAAGCGGGTTCTTGAGCAGTACGGAATCGTCCGCACCGACAACGGTGTGGCCTTCCAATACAGGGACGTGGCCGGCAAGGTCATTGCCCAGAAGTTCCGCACTGACGGCAAGAAGATCAGCTGGAAGGGTGACGCCAAGAACGTCATGGGGTTTGGCCACCACCTGGCCAACCCTGCCCATCACGACGCCATCGCTATCTGCGAGGGAGAGTTCGATGCGCCGTCGATCTACGCCGCCACCAACGGCAAGGTCGTGGGGATCTCAGTCCCGAACGGTGCGCAGTCAGCTGCTGGCTGGGTCAAGAAAAACCTTGACCAGTTCAACGCCTACCGGATCGTCTACATCGCCACCGATAACGACGAGCCAGGCGAGGCCGCGGCCAGCGCACTCGTTGACCTCTTCACTGCAGGGCAGGTGCGGCGTGTGGTGTTCCCCCGCAAGGACGCCAACGACACGCTGCAGGAGCTGGGCGGCCAGGCGGTCAAGGAAGCCATCTATGCAGCCAAGGAGCTGCGGCCCGATGGCATCAAGCCGGCCTCGGCCTACGAGGGGATCGTCCTCAAGCCACCGACTCGCGTAGCCACTGACTGCGCGTTCGCCTGGTGGAACCAGAAGACGCCCTTCTACGACAACCAGATGATCGTCTTGATCGCTGGTTCGGGCATTGGCAAGACCACCTTCGCCAGAGCCCTGGCCCTCCATGACATGGAGAAGGGGATCAAGGTCGGCTGGATTGGCCTGGAAGAGACAGCAGACGAGGCGGTCTTCCGCTTTGTCGGCATGGCAGCGGGTCTACAGCTGCACGCTCGCCAGTCCTACGCAGGGCTAAGCGACGAGCAACTGCAGAACATCGCCCAGGCAGACAAGTTCGTCACCGGCTCGGGGATGTTGGAGCTGTTTGATCACTTCGGATCGCTCGACGAGAACGTGATCCTCCAGCGAATGAACTACATGGTTCGCTCGCTTGGCTGCCAGCACATCTATCTCGACCACCTGACGATCGTCGGCTCTGGCCTGGCGCAAGACACCCGTCAGCTGGATGCCCTGGTCACCAAGATCCGCTCCTTCATTGCGGCCACCAAGTGCACGGTGTTCGCCATCAGTCACCTGAACCGCAGCAGCAGTCAGGTGAAAAACATGGAGGACGGAGGCGTCCCGGAGCTGCACGACATCCGCGGCTCGCACTCGATCGTTCAGCTGGCCGACACCATCTGGGCCCTGTCCAGACGGCGCGGCACACAGCTGACTCATTCCTACTGCCTGAAAAACAGGATGCTCGGCCGATGTGGTTATGCAGGCTCCTTCCTTTTCGACGAAGCAACTCAATCTCTCGATCAGAAATGGGACGACCCGGCGGGCCTGTAGCGAGCTTCCGCCAGCTGAGAGCTGGTCATCACGTCCACTTCTATTCAGCTGACGGCTGGAAGAAGGGACACATCACTCAAGTCCACGACTCCTCCGCATCCATCCGCTGGAGCCAGGGGTCAAACGAAAAAATCACCAATGTCTACGACACCCGAAACATCCGCTTCGTTCAATCCTGAGCGGGATCTTGAAGTCACTGTCGGCACCGTCAAGCGCCTGCTTGAGATGGCCTACAAGCACTACAACCAAGCCGTCAAAGACGACGCCAAGTACGTCATCACCTACTGGGACGGCTACATCTGCGCCTGCCGCCACGTCATGGACGCGGACGGGCAATGAAGAAACCCACCTTCCTTCCCTTCAGCTGGGCGCAGGACGACAAGGAAATCCGGCGTGGCCCTGGCGTTGACCGGCCACGCGACGGCGAACGGACCAAGGAATACATCCTCCTGATCCAGTTCGAGAACGCCAAGCCCATGCGCTGGGTCATCAATGCCCCAAGCGCTGCCAAGGCCAAGGCCTACGCCAAAGCCCGCTGGCCCACCTGTACCCCCGTCCTTGCCAAATGACCCTCTCTCAAGAGCTGACCTCCCTCTACTGGGCTGACGCTGAACTGGCCATCGACGACAAGCGCCGCATCCAGGCAGTCGTTCACAAGATCAGCGAAAAGATCCGCACCTGGGCCCCGGCCAAGGAGCAGGCCCGCATCTGTCACCTGGCCATCAACGAAGTAGCCGATCGGCTGCTGCGGGAGATGGAAGAAAGCAACCCGTACTGAGATGGCCTACCACTCTCAGCCCCTCGTCGGTTGCCCTGAGTGCGGCAGCAAGAACCTCGCTGTCGTCTACACGAAGGTCCGCAAGCGTCGGTTCCGCGTGCGCAGGCGCCACTGCCTGGCCTGTGACCACCGCTTCTATACCGCCCAGCCCCCGGAATACGTCTTGGCCTACTGCCACGAAGCCCTCCACCCCCTCTTCATTCACGCCGAACGATGCGAATCCTGGTCGACGCAGAAACCTTCCTCTTCCGCTGCGTAGCGGGGGCGGAGTACGAAACCGAATGGGCCCCAGATAAGTGGACCTATGAGGTGAACCTCTCGGAGGCCAAGGATGCCTTCGACAAGGAGGTTGCCCGCATCAACGAGATCATGCCCACCGCTCCAGTGGTGCTGGCCTTCGGTGATGTGAGCAACTTCCGCTACGCCGTCTACCCCAAGTACAAGGCCAACCGCCGCAAGAGCCGCAGGCCTGCTGGCTATCAAGCCCTGCGGGATTGGGCCCGCAGCACCTGGGTCTCCCAGTCGTTCCCCGGCATCGAGGGAGACGACGTGGTGGGGATCATGTCTGACGGGGAGGACATCATCGTCAGCCGGGACAAGGACCTGCAGACCATTCCAGGGATGCACCTTGTAGGTGATGAGCTTCAGCACGTCAGCCGACTGCAGGCAGACACAGCCTTCTACAGCCAAGTGCTGTGCGGCGATGCGACAGATGGCTACCCCGGCTGCCCTGGCGTCGGTCCAAAGAAGGCCGAGCAAATCCTTGACGGCTGCGAAAAGGACAACGAGTTCTGGGCAGCTGTTGTCATCGCCTACGAGAAGGCCAAGAAGACAGAGGCGGATGCCATTCAGATGGCCCGTTGTGCTCGCATTCTCAGGAGAGGCGAATACGACGTAGCCAAAGAGAGGCCGATCCTCTGGGAGCCCCCTACCTTGTGAGAGATACGGCCCCGTAATGGCTCAACTAAGCAAGGAAGGATTCGCAAACTTCTTCCTCTTCTACAAGGGTGACGAAAACCAGAAGAAAGGGGTGGAGCTCCTCTACCGAGCGCTGCACATGCAGCACCCCGACCTCCTGGAAGACGACAGCGAATGGGTTGCCAGTTACCGGCAGAAGCCTCCCCTCACGGTGAGCAACCCACTGCCGGTCAAGTACATGAGCCAGCTGGACAACGGCCCTGAGGGCTGGCGTCAGTGCCAGACCAGCAGCATCGCCATGTGCCTGAACTACCTGGGCACCAAGGATCCCGTCAGCGGCAAACCCGTTGACGATGACCTGAAGTACCTGCCCTTTGTCCGCCGCCATGGCGACACCACCTCAGCTGCTGCTCACCAGCAGGCGCTGACGGAGCTTGGTGTCCGCCATCGCTTCCGCACTGACATGCACAAGGAAGACCTGATGCGCGAGATCGACAAGGGTTACCCCGTAGCCATTGGCGTCCTGCATCACGGCCCCGTCTCTGCTCCCAAGGGGGGCGGGCACTATCTGGTGGTGCGGGGCTACAGCAGCACCCACGCCCTGGTGCATGACCCCTTCGGCTCCATTGATCTGGTCAACGGTGGCTGGGCCAAGCAGGGCGTCGGCACCGGCAAGGACGAGAAGTACAGCTGGAAGAACCTGCTGCCCCGCTGGGACATCGGCGGCGGCTGGGGCTGGACGTTCAGCTGATGAAAAGGGAAACCCTTCACCTGCAAGGCGGCCTCTCTATTGAGACAGGCAAGGACTTCAACGGCAGGTTCTTCATCGCCTACGCCAAGAACGCCAGCGTTTTCATCCGGGACACCAAGGAGCTGAAGAACTTCCTGCGGCTCCCGACCAAGACCCCATCGAGAGACAGCCTCGACAGCTGGCTGGCATCCCTTGCTGCTCACGACAGCAGCACCCGTGAACCACAGCAGCCAGCGCTGACTGATGAGCACCTGGCCACAGGGTTCGGGCCGGAATGTCACCTCGACGAATCCGACCCCAACCACGACACCAAGACAATCATTTAGGCAGCAGGTCTTCCCACGCCTCGCCCAGGTTCTCTGCTGCCTCGTGGGCCAGCCACTTGGAGATGGCTGCTTGGTGGTGCCACAACGTATTCAGCAGCAACGAAGCGTCCAGCAGGGAGGCGATGTCGCCGTCCTCATAGAACTCGCGGAGCATCCTGCGGGTCGTCTCCTCGCGGAACGCAAGCTCCTGGTCGACGACAAACTCCCGCACGACTACCTCTTTACAAGAGGGCCGACTACGCCAGCCAAGATCTCAAGCGCTCGGTAGAGCCGGACAGCCACGCGACGGGCGTTGCTCAGTGCCTCGTCATCCTTTGGCGTGGGGGTGAGGTTCACGATCACCAGGGCCACACCATGCAACGCAACGGCCAGGGCGACGTATTGACCGAATTTGTCCACCGCTAAGGGTTCAGCTGACCAACGCTACGGACCCGTAGAGCAATGTCAAACGTGGTCGCCAGTCGCTTCTAATCGAGCAACCCTTTGTTCGATGGAGTTGAGGCGGGTGAAGGTCTCCCTTCTGTCGGCCTTGATGTCGACATGAAGCTGCTCAAGTCGTGAAGCCACGTTGTCCACACTGGCTGCCAGGCGAATTACTGCGTCTCGGCCTTCTCGGTTGCGGGTGCTCATTGACCCCATCCCCATGGCGCCAACCGTAACTGCTGCACCTACAACCGCTGCCGCTACCTCGATCACCGTTTTTTTTGTTTGCTCGGAATCAGGCTAACGACCACAGAGAACTGCGCTAGCCGGTGTCAAGGGTTGGCAGGTGGCGGGTCCTCGCGCGGTGCCCGCCTCACCGCTGCCTGCCTGCAGCGGACGTTCCGTGCTTCTCGAAAGAAGTACGAATGAGCAGCTTAGCGGCCTTGTCCGCGACGCTTCTTCCGCCCTGACTTTGCCTTGCTCCTGACTGACCCACCAATGCTCGTCTTCTTGAAGGGAGCACGGGACACATGCTTCGCCTCACTCTTGCCCGCTTTGCTCTTAACAGCCATCTCTCAGTTGCTGCTGGAGGTACTCCCGGAGCGCCTTGTCAGAGGCGCTCTTGGTTGGCTTTAAGTCCAGCTCAAAAATGCGGTCACGCAACTGCTGCTTCCGTGCCTCGCAGAACTGCTGCCTGACCTCCTCTGACTTCGCATACCGCGAATCAATGGCCACTGTTGTTGCTACGACGGTGGTGAGCAAAGCAAGCGCACCACCGAAGAGCGATAGCTGACTGCTGACTGCCATGGGCCTACCGACAAGCAACGACGCTGGCTACGACAGCAGCCTGCCGATCAGAAACTGAACGCGCTAGTCGTGGCACCACCACTGAAGACGATGGTGTCCTCAGCCACAGGGTCAGCCGCGGGTGCAGGTGCAGGCTCGTCCTTCCAGGCGCTGAACGCAGCGCTGGTGACATAAGCAGCCAGCTCCTCGGTCGTTGTGGTGGCGCGGATGGCGGCCTCCTTCTCGTCGCTCTTGGCGCGAATCACGCCGCGCTCATCAAGCGCCCAGTCGGGAATTGGTTTCTGTGAGCTGAGGTCTTGGCTGCGGATCACCAGCCAGTCGGTGCCCTGCAGCAGTGAGGCAGCCGTCTGCTTCACCTGCCCCACCCACTGATCCACTAGCTGCGCATGGTCCTTGGGGATGCCTGTATCCCACCAAAAGCGCTGGTCGTAGTACGGGGTGGGCTGGTCGGGCACTTCGGTGATTCCGATGGCCTCCT